AAGGAACAAGCAGTTACTGATCAAAAAGAAGACTTCCGTGAAATAGCTGAATTAGATAAAATTCAGGCGGCACTACCACAGGTTAAGGGCTTAGGTGAAATGGCTGATAAAGAACTTAATGAAGTAGCAGATAAGGCCATGACTGCATATGAAGATCTAATGGATTTGGGCATGAACGTAGAATCCAGGTATAGTGGTAGAGTGTTTGAAGTAGCAGGACAGATGTTGAAGACCAACCTAGATGCCAAAACAGCTAAATTGGATAAGAAATTAAAGATGGTTGAGCTACAACTCAAGAAGGAAAAGCAGGACAAAGAAGGCGGTGTAGACGGAGATTCCATAGTAAATGGCGAAGGATACGTTGTAACTGATAGAAACTCACTTCTTGATAAATTGAAAAACATGGATAAATAAACATATAAGGAAGACTAATGAAAACATTTGTAGAATATCTAACAGAAGCTAAAAAAACTTATAAGTTTAAGTTTGGGGTAGCAGGAGAATTACCAGAAGGTTTTATTGATAGTTGCGAATCTTGTTTGCAAAAGTTTGGCTTGATCAACATGACACCAGGTAAGAAAACTCCAATTCAAGAACGTCCATTAGATTTTCCTAAATTACAAAATGTTGAGACAACTTATTTTGAAGCAGAATTATCATACCCTACTACCGCTCAAGTGTTAGGCGAATACATTTCACAAGTGTCAGGAATAGATCCTGCATACATTTGTTTGAGAGATGCTGAAGCTCCACAAGAAGAATACCAGGATAAAGAGTATGACAAAGTTTACACACCTAAACTTGGTAGTGAGATGGAATCAGCTGATCCAGATGCACAAAAGAAGGTAGGCGACAATCGTGTTATGGATTTATTGAAAGAACTAGAAAGCGTTCAAAAAGAAAGAGAGAACGATCCAGGACAATCAACTAAACCAGATGCTGAACAAAAACACGATATGGGCGAGATATCAACTAAAAGTCCAATAGGGAGTAAATAATGAACTTAAAAGACATTTATAAAAAAATAGATTCATTAAATGAAAGCGTAAACATGAGCATTTCGATGTCAGGTGAAACTGCTGATGATGTTGCAACATTAATGAAGATGGTGAAAGACGCAGGTGGCAAACCAGAAATAATTCCACCAATGCCGAAAATGTCACCAAGAGACGAAATTGAAAAAAGCATTAAAGTAATGGATATGCCACCAGCACCAAAAGACATGGACATGGATGACATTAAATTACGTGCAGGTGGATGTGAAGACACAGAAGCAAAAGAAGGCGAGTGGGATAATTCACCAGACGAGAAATATCAAGACACAGCTTATATGCAAAATGATTTAGCAGGTGGATTAAACAGACAAAAGAAAACTTATCCTAAAGTTGCAGGCGGAGATAATCCAATGGCACTTGAAGATGAAATCAAGTCTGAACTTAGAGCTAAATTAGAGTCAATGATGAGCGACAAGAAAAAAGATGAATCAAGTTGCGTAGGCGAAATGAAAAGACTTGACGCCAACGGTTGTACAAAAGAAGAAATGAAGAAAAGAATTACTGCTGAGTATGACGTTGATGATGCAAAGTTTGAAAAACTATACGCAAGTAATTGCGGTTAATAGGAGATAGAAAATGGCAGGTGTAACAAGAGTAGTAGGATTAAATGCAACAGCAGGAACACTTTATTCTGTAAATGCTAAAGCATATCTCGTAACAATTCAAAATGCTTCCAACTCAAACATTGATTTACGTGCAGAAGATGATGCAGTTGATGAAGCAGTTGAAATGATTGTAAAGGAATTGAATCCTTTAATGTATTTGGTTACGAACTCAAACGCAGGTACTATCCATGTAGTAATGGATGAAAGAAGTAATGCGGCAGATATGCAACAAAGAATAAGAAACTTAGGTACAGCAGTTGGTCCAAACGACATAGACGTTACAGGTTCAGATGTAGCGGCGGCATCAGCAATAGCAGTATCATAATCACTATTTCCTCCCAATTAGTGACATTCAAATAGGCTCTTCGGAGCCTATTTTTGTCTATAAATATTAATATGGCAACAAAAAGTTTAGATGGTGTACTTACCAAAAAGGCACACCTAAAAGAAAAATTTAACGAAGAGGCTGTTGAAGATCTTAAAAAATGTTTAGATCCAGACACGGGTTATTTGTATTTTTGTGAAAAATTTTTCAACATACAACATCCTGTTCAAGGAAAAACTTTGTTTGGTCCTTTCTCATATCAAAAAAGATTATTAAAAAGTTATCACAATCATAGATTTAATATTAATATGTTGCCAAGACAAAGTGGCAAGACAACAACTGCCGCGGCTTATCTATTATGGTACGCCATGTTTCATGCAGATCAAACAATACTAATTGCCGCACACAAATATACAGGTGCTCAAGAAATAATGCAACGTATAAGATACGGTTATGAATTGTGTCCTGATCATATCAGAGCAGGAGTAACAAATTATAACAAAGGTTCAATGGAGTTTGAAAATGGAAGTAGGATTGTTAGTGCTACAACTACTGGAAATACTGGTAGGGGTATGTCTATTTCTTTATTATATTGTGATGAGTTTGCGTTCGTGAATCCAAGTATAGCAGATGAATTTTGGACTTCGATATCACCAACACTAGCAACAGGTGGTCGTGCAATTATTACATCAACACCTAACAGTGATGAAGACACATTTGCTATCATATGGAAAGAATCGCAAAATAAATTTGATGAAGATGGTAATGAAAGTATAATTGGTCAAAATGGATTTCATGGCTTTACTGCAAAATGGGACGAACATCCTGATAGAGATGAAGAGTGGGCTAAGACAGAAGTAGGCAGAATAGGTGAAGAAAGATTTAGACGTGAGTATGGTTGTGAATTTTTAGTTTATGATGAAACTTTAATCAACAGTATAAAGCTGTCAACCATTGAAGGCATAGACCCAAGTTGGAACATGGGACAAACACGTTGGTATGGTAAACCTAAAGCAGACAACACATACGTAATTGCACTTGATCCATCAATGGGTACTGGTGGTGATTATGCGGCGATACAAGTATTTGAATTACCTAGTTACAAACAAATAGCAGAATGGAGACACAACACTACTCCTATACCATCACAAATAAGAATACTCAAAGACATTTGTAATTACATCAAAGAAGAATGCCAAAATGATGGTCAAAACATTTATTGGTCTGTTGAAAATAATTCAATTGGAGAAGGTGCTTTGATTGTGATTAGAGATATGGGCGAAGAAAATATTCCAGGAATGTGTGTATCAGAACCAATTAGAAAAGGAAGAGTGCGTAAATTTAGAAAAGGTTTCAATACTACACACAGCACAAAAATCAGTGCCTGTACAAGATTAAAAAATATGATAGAAACTGATAGACTAAAAGTAAACAGCAAAATACTTGTAAGTGAACTAAAGGCTTTTGTTGCAAGTGGCAGTAGCTACAAAGCAAAACCTGGTGAAACAGATGACCTAGTTAGTGCTTGTTTACTGAGTATGCGTATCATGGCTGTGTTGAAAGATTGGGATCCTAGGGTGTATGAAACCTTCAATCAAGCAGATACAGAGGACGATATGACCCCGCCCATGCCCATCTTCGTTTCTACTAATGTTAGATAAATATTAATATGAGCAATATGGACAACATATCAGATCAGTTATTTGCAAAGATCAGGGGAAGATTTCCCGCTGTTACCATTGGTAACGAAGCAGGTGAAGTCACTGACGATCCAAAAACAGGGCGTTACTTTGATTTTGACTATATCGTAGGAGAAGATATACTTGGTAGAGTCAGTATTACACTTACAGAAAAAGAGGTTGCTGTGGTGTACAACACAAACTTTATTGCAGAACAACCAGATGGAATCAAGTCTGATTGGTATAACTTTTTAAAGGAAATAAGAAACTTTGCAAAAAGAAATATGTTAAACTTTGACACAAGAGATATAAACAAGTCCAATCTTGATAAAAGAGATTATGCACATCTAACAAAAACTGCCGGAGAAAAACAAATGAGTGAAACAAAAATGTACGGCACTAGTAGAACAAGTTACGAAGACATAGACAAGGCAAGGTTAGTATTAAAACACAGACAACCTGTCAACCAAGAAGTTCCTGGTGCAAGAACACAACACGTAGAAGCAATTTATATAGAATCAGAAAATGGTGAAAGATACAAGTATCCAATGAGACACCTTAATGGTGCAAGAGCATTGGCACAACACGTAAGCAACGGTGGAAACTTGTATGATGACTTTGGTAAGCATATCGTATCACTCAGCGAAGAGCTTGGCAAGTTAAAACAATTCAAAACTTACATTAACAGATCGGCAGTGATGGCAGAAGGCCTTAAAGGCTACATGGACATGGTTAATGAAAGAATTGATTCAATTAAAACAGAAGTAATGAAATTACAAAGACCAAACTACTATGCAGAAACTATCAAAGACTTTGCTCCAGTAGTGATGGAAGAAGTACCAGAAGATTTACAAAACAGTTGGATCGATGAATTAACAATTAGAACTTTCAATGAAGAACTTAAATCAGTATTTCCATACATCAATAGATTAGTAAAAGAAAAAAATAAAATCAAAGAAGTCGGACCGGAGAACGTGGACGAAGTTTCTGATATGGGCATGAACAAATATGGACTTGCCGCAGTAAACAAAGGCGGAAAGTTTTATTCATTTAGAAACGGAAAACAGACAGGTGGTCCTTTTGATTCAATTGAAGAATTACAAAAACATCAAATGGAACTTATACAAGATGAAGCAAGTGGTCCCGAAGGTAGCATGGAACCACACGCACATAAATTTTACATCGATGGTGATTATGATGAGGACAGAGGCATCTCTGATAAAGATTGTGAAGAGATGGAATATGCTTGTGCCAAGGCTGGTATCAAATGTAAATGTGAGCCAGACGAGATGAGACAAGGCGGAATCATTATTCATACAATGTCACCACGTGATGAAGTAGCAGATGCATTAGACAAAGAAGGCTATGCAGTAGAAGAAGCATACAGTCCAGAAGAAGATTTTGAATCTGCAATGAGCATGGTAGTAGGAGAAACAGAAGATGCTTTAGTTAACGGCAAAGGCAAAGACCAGGAAGCCGCGATTAAAAAACTAAATGGCTTGACGGCACAGCATTTCCCAGCTGGTATAAACGGCACCAATGCTGTTCAAAGTTTAAAGGGTATCATAGATGACCCGATGCTACTTGATATGTTTAAGAAAGTTGGAGCAAAAGATTCTGATCAGTGTGTAAGACCATTGATAATGAAATATATCAAAGCAAAGGCACCAGCAATTATGTCAAAAATTGACACTGGTGATTTGAAGATGGAAAACATCAAAGACAAAGAAGATTATGAGGCTAAAAGAAAAGCCATACAGGATCTTCAAATGGATCCAAACACAGCCGGAGATGAAAAACTCAAAAAAGAAATCGTACGTAGAAAACACGAACTTGAAAAAGAAGCTAAATTAAAAGGATTCAAAGAAGACGAAGTCGAAGGCGATCAAAAGGCAAAATTTGATCAGTATGGTGCAATGATAAGTATGCCTGAGCCAACTGATAAAATGGTTGACCTTAATGATAAAATGAAACAAACTACATTAGCTGATCACCTTGCCAAAGCGGCAAACGTGGACAGAACAAAAGTGTATTTTGATGATGCAGATTTGGTTTGGGGAAGTAAAACAGTTAAACAAGGTTGCTTGGTTGACAAGGAATGTACTTTCGCAGATGCAGTAGATGAACTTAAATCATTTGCTGATGCTAATCCAAAAGCGGAAGATGATGACACAATTGATGTTAAAATGAATCCGGACGGTAGCATTGAAAAGGCAAAAGACGACGGCAGATCACCTGGAGAGAAGTTAGAAGAACTAGTCAAATCATATTATGATTACACAACTAACAAATTTCCAAAAGGCGAAACAGCGGTAATTACAGCTTGTGAAAAAGAATTTGGCGACAAGGCAATTCCAGTTGCACAGAAAATGATCGACAGATTACAGGGCGGTAAGGATCGCGAGATGGAAAGAATTAAACAACTAGCAGGCGTTTAATAACATAAAGTCACTTTTTTGGCAGACAAACACTTGACTTTATAAGTATATTAGTGTAGTATATAAAACTGTGCTACACTTACAAAGGCACAAAGCATCGAAGGCTTAAATTATAGGAGGCAATATTATGGCTACATTGGCTGAAATTCGAGCAAAACTTAAAGAACAGGAAACCCGCTCAAGCGGTAATACTGGTGGCGGCGACAACGCAATTTACCCATTTTGGAATATTAAAGAAGGCGAAACTGCAACTCTGCGTTTCCTTCCAGATGGTGACGACTCCAATACATTTTTCTGGCAAGAAAGATTACTAATCAAACTTCCATTTGCAGGAATCAAAGGTGATACTGATTCACGTCCTGTACAAGTGCAAGTTCCTTGTATGGAAATGTATGGTGAAACTTGTCCAGTACTTTCAGAAGTACGTGGATGGTTTAAAGATAAATCTTTAGAAGATATGGGACGTAAGTATTGGAAAAAACGTTCATATGTTTTCCAAGGATTTGTTACAGACAATCCTTTAAAAGAGGATTCAACTCCAGAAAATCCAATTAGACGTTTTATTATTGGTCCACAAATTTTCCAAATTATTAAGGGAGCATTAATGGATCCTGATATGAACGAACTTCCAACAGACTATACGCAAGGTGTTGACTTTAGGTTAACTAAAGCATCTAAAGGTGGATATGCTGATTACTCTACATCAACATGGGCAAGAAGAGAACGTCCATTAGATGAAACTGAGTACAAGGCAATTGAAACTAATGGCTTATTCAATCTTAAAGATTATTTGCCTAAGAAGCCTAGCGAAGTTGAAGTAGGTGTTATCAAAAAAATGTTTGAATCATCTGTTGATGGTGAAGCATATGACATGGAGTCTTTTGGTCAATACTTTAGACCAGCAGGCGTAAGTGCAAGAACAGGTGATCCTGTAAAGGCAAGTACTCCAACTCCAAAAGCTGAAGCCCCAAAGGCAGAAGCACCAAAGGTTGAGGCAGTAGCACAGACATCTGCACCAGCAGAAGCACCAGCGGAACCAAAAGCGGATAATAACAAGGCAGAAGATATTCTCGCAATGATTAGAAACCGCCAAGGAAACTAATAAACAATATACAAGGGGTTGTTTCGGCAACCCCAAGTATATGGATTAAGGAGTAATAATGGCTAACAAGGCATTTGACGTTTCTAAGTTTCGTAAAAACTTAACTAAATCTATCACAGGAATGAGTGCAGGATTTCATGATCCTACTGATTGGATTAGTACAGGTAACAAAGCACTCAACTATCTTGTGTCAGGAGACTTTAACAAAGGTGTTCCACTAGGCAAAGTAACTGTGTTTGCAGGTGAATCAGGATCAGGTAAATCTTATTTTTGTGCAGGTAATATTGTAAAAGAAGCACAGAAGCAAGGCATATTTGTTGTTTTGGTTGACTCTGAGAACGCATTAGATGAAACTTGGTTACAAGCATTAGAAGTTGACACAGATGAAAAGAAATTACTTAAACTTAATATGTCCATGATTGATGATGTTGCAAAGACAGTATCAACTTTTATGAGTGATTACAGAGATATGACGGAAGAAGATCGTCCAAAAGTATTATTTGTAATTGATTCTTTGGGTATGTTATTGACTCCAACAGATGTTGATCAGTTTACAAAAGGTGACATGAAAGGTGATATGGGTAGAAAACCCAAGGCACTAACGGCACTTGTAAGAAACTGTGTTAATATGTTTGGTAGTCATAATGTAGGACTAGTGGCAACAAACCACACGTATGCATCACAAGATATGTTTGATCCAGATGATAAGATATCAGGTGGACAAGGATTTATCTATGCATCAAGTATTGTTGTTGCGATGAAAAAGCTCAAACTTAAAGAAGATGAAGATGGTAAAAAGGTAACTGACGTAAGAGGTATTAGAGCCGCTTGTAAAGTTATGAAAACAAGATATGCAAAACCATTTGAATCAGTACAAGTCAAAATTCCATATGAACAAGGCATGGATCCTTACAGTGGACTTGTTGACTTATTTGAGAAAAAAGGACTACTTACTCAACAGGGGAATCGACTTAAATACGTAGATTCTATGGGGAAAGAACATTTGAATTATCGAAAAGACTGGTCTGGTGAACAACTAGAGCTAATTATGAGTGACTTCGAAAAGTTATCCACAGAAGAATCTGTAGAAGAAGTTGAAAAACAACCTGAGGAGTAAGGACAAATGGATGGTTCACAGATAATCGAGTTTTGGCAAGTATTTAAAGAATACATTGACAAAAAACACATCGAAACTGTTGCTGAAAGATATGTAGATTTATGTGCAGACTTTGGTACAGACGATGAAGCATTTCGAGATGCACTAGGCTCAGATAATGAACTTGATAAGGCAATTGGTTATTACTTGGAAGAAGATGTAGAACTAGATGAAGACACAGAAGAGGATTATTAATGGGATGGTATTCTGATATAGCAAAAGACATCAGCAAGATTCCTGACGCCATACAATACTTTGAAGATGAATTGGATGCCGCAAAGGCACAAATCAGAATCAAAGGAAATGTAGAACGTGCGGCGGCTGAAATGCCTGGCATAGTTGAGCAAAGGTTCAATCAATTGCAAGAACTTGAAGCAATATTAGAATACTTGAACATTGAACTCAGAAGACTGCGTAGTTCATTCTTTAAAAAATATTTAGAAAATTATGCAAGAGCATTAAGCAGTAGAGACGTTGAAAAGTATGTTGACGGTGAAGCTGACGTTGTTGATTATGAAAAGATAATTAACGAATTTGCATTAATGCGTAATAAATGGTTAGGCGTAACAAAGGCACTAGATCAAAAACAATGGCAACTCACAAACATAGTCAAATTAAGAGTTGCAGGCATGGAAGATGCCAGCTTATAAAACATAACTAAAGGAAAAACAATTATATGAAGTTAAGCGAAACCAAGCCTGCTTGGGAACAACAGGCAAGTGAAAATGTAACACGTCAATATGGAGGTAACGTTCGACCTACTATTGACCACTTTGAACGGACATCATTACCTGGCGAAAGACAAAGGTTACAAAAATGGGATATGATTCCTTCAGCTGACTTTGTACAGAGAATTGCAGGTGAGTTTGTAAAACAAAATTCACTAGATTTATTTAAGGACAAAAACGTAATTCTTTTCAGTTTACCAGGAGCATTCACTCCTGTGTGTTCATCAAAGATGCTACCTGCATATGAAGAAATGTATGATAGATTAAAAAATGCTGGCATTGATGAGATTTATTGCGTATCTGTAAATGATGGATTCGTAATGAATGCTTGGGCCGAATCATTAGGTATTGAAAAAGTTAAAATGTTAGCAGACGGTAATGGAGATTTTACTGACTCAATGGGTATGCTTTGTTCAAAAAGAGGCAAAGGATTTGCAATGAGATCATGGAGATACAGTTGCTACATTAAGAATAATATCATAATGGAAGCCTACGTGGAACCAGGATTCAATCACAAAGATGAAGACAATGATCCATACGAAGTGTCTGACCCAGAAACAATAGCTCAATTCATCGAAGCAGAAAATAGATAGACACTTAAATACAACTATGAAAGTTGTATTAGTTACAGGTGGATTTGATCCTTTACATTCAGGACACATTTCTTATTTCAAAGAAGCAAAAAAGCTCGGCGACAAATTAGTCGTCGGGCTCAATAGTGACGAATGGCTCACACGTAAGAAAGGTAAACCTTTCATGCCAATCAAAGAACGTGTAGAAATAATCCGTAATTTAAAAATGGTAGATGATGTTCTTACATGGGAAGACAATGATGATTCTGCCTCTGGTGCAATCTTTAAATTAATGGCAACCTCAGGCTACAACTGTGATATAGTATTTGCAAATGGCGGTGATAGAACACAAAACAACATACCTGAAATGAAACTTTGGTCAGACAAAGTAGAATTTGTATTTGGTGTTGGAGGAAGTCATAAACAAAATTCAAGCAGTTGGATATTAGAAGAATACAAACATCCAAAGACAAAACGCAACTGGGGTTGGTACAGAGTGTTAGATGACAAGCCTGGATACAAGGTTAAAGAATTAGTTATAAGTCCAAAGTCTAAATTAAGTATGCAACGTCATTTCAAACGTTCAGAACATTGGTACGTTTTGAAAGGCAGTTGTGATGTACTGACTGATGGCAAAGCTGGACTACAAACTGTTACCTTAAAAGCTCTAACACATGGTTATGACATAGGCAAAGAAGTTTGGCATCAAGGTATAAATGACACTGATGAACCTTGTCACATACTTGAAGTACAGTATGGAGAAGAATGTACTGAAGCTGACATAGAAAGAAAATAATGAAATCTTGGCAAACCTATCAAAATTGTAAAAGTGCAGTTGATCAGGCATCTGAATACAGCATGACAAGTGGCACTAGACTTGCACACACATTTTATACCGTTAAAGAATTAGACAAACAAAACATACAAGGTGATATAGTAGAATGTGGAGTTTGGAAGGGCGGACAAATCATTGTGTCTTGGTTGGCAAACACAAATACCAATAGAAACTTTTGGTTATATGATACATTTGGAGGAATGACGCAACCAACAGATGCAGATTACAAAATAAACAAAGATGGCACAATAGGTTATGCAAAAGACAGTCCCAAAGCTAAATGGGGAAATGCACAATGGTGTAGAGCTGAAATAGAAGAAGTAGAACAAAACTTATACAAATTTTCAATGCCACCCGCTAAAATAAATTTTATTAAAGGTGACGTTTGTAACACACTAAATGATACAACCAATATACCAAACAAAATTGCATTTTTAAGACTTGATACAGATTGGTATGAGTCTACATTAAAAGAATTACAAGTATTATGGCCAAGAGTAGTGCCAGGAGGCTATATGGTTTTGGATGACTATCATTCATGGCAAGGTAGCAAACAAGCCTTTCATGAGGTTCTTGGACCAAGTGTGAACATAAGTATTATTGACGAAACTTCGGTTTATATTAGGAAGGACCAATAGTATGAATACTTTGACTGTCATTTTTTTAGCAACATTATTCTACGTAAACACTCCTGACGTTAAAGAAAACTTATACAGTTGGCAAATACAATTTTCGGATTACCAACAATGCGAACAGTTCTTTGACATCTACGGAGACAAACTATTGAATGGTGTTATCAATCATGGTAAGATGGTTTATGGTAAAGACGTAGGAGTAGAATATTTGTCGTGTGCATCAGTTATCATCGATCCTACACAACAAAGACCACAAATTGTTGGTCAGAAAGTTATGTATGAAAAATAAAGTTTTTGTTGGTTATGACACTAGAGAAGATATTGCTTATCAAGTGTGTGAACACTCATTAAAACGTTTCAACACAGAAACAGAAGTCATACCTTTAATCCAAAAAGATTTAAGAGATCAAAAATTGTATTGGCGTGAAGTTGACAAACTTGCAAGTACAGAATTTACGTTTACAAGATTTTTGATTCCTCATTTATGTAATTACAAAGGTTGGGCTTTGTTTTGCGACAGTGATGTTGTGTTTTTAGAAAATGTAGATAATTTATTTGCATTGGCAGATGACAAGTATGCTGTGATGTGTGTACAACATGATTACACGCCAAAGCCAGGCATCAAGATGGACGGACAAGTGCAAACTGTTTATCCAAGAAAGAATTGGAGTTCTGTGGTTTTATGGAACTGTGGACATCCTAGTAATGAGAAAGTTACTATAGATAGTGTAAACAATCCTAATTATGATGGAAAATATTTTCATAGATTTAGTTGGTTGAAAGACAGTGAAATAGGAGAACTACCAAAGGATTGGAACTACCTGGTAGGTTGGTATGATGATGGAACACCAAGAGCCTTGCATTATACCGAAGGTGGGCCTTGGTTTAAAGAATATAGAAACTGTGACTATCATCAGATATGGAAGGACGCATTATTCCAAATGATGGAGAATAAAGGTGAGTGAAGGGCTTGGAGAATGGGATCCTAGAGTGTTACCAAATAGATTAAAAGAATTAATTGATGAAATAATTTATTCTGTAGCCGTACAAGATAATTCTAAGGCTATTAGAGCCATTACGGATATGTTTAGTGATGTTAGAAATCCTAAATTAATTTGCATAGACAGTGGTATTAAAAAAGTAGAAAAGAAAGTAAAAGGTTCTTTTGGCATAGTTGATGCTTTTGTTATGGCAATGGCATTAGGCAGTGGTGGAAAATATATTAGAGCAGATGACATAAATGACTACTGGGCTCATCCAGCCCCGTTCCTTGTGAGAGGGCTAGGCAAACAAAAAATAATCAAAGAATGTATTGCCCGAGGCAAAGATTTTTATTTTATGGACACAGGTTACGTTGGTAACAATCCAAGCACAAATAATCCAAACGGCAAAAAAATTTATCACAGAATAGTAAAGAACGCATTACAAAATCTCCATATGCCAGAGAAAGAAGGCAACGAAAATTTGTATGGTGGTGAACGTTGGAAAAGACTAGCAATACCATTTAAGGATAATGTTCCTGGAAGGAAAATCTTAATTGTTCCTCCAAGTGAAAAAGTAATGAAATACTTTGAAAGAGATTTGGATCAATGGATCAATGAAACTATATTAGAAATAAAGAAACATACATCAAGACCAATTGAAGTACGCAAAAAGCCAAGCAGAGAAGACAGAGTATCTGTAAACACAATAGAACAAGCCCTTGATGATAATGTACATTGTATGGTAACCTTTAACAGTATTGCGGCACTTGAAGCTATGATATATGGCAAACCTGCAATAGTATTAGGTCCTAACTGTGCTCAAGACTTATGTGAAAAACGTTTAGAAAGAATAGAATTTGTAAAACATCCAGGAAGAAAACAACTTACTTGGCTGTGTAGATATCTAAGCAATAATCAATTTACATATGATGAGATGTTAAGTGGATATGCTTGGCAACAGTTAGGAGCAGGTAAATGAGAGTTGTTGGATACACAAAAGTAATACCACCTGGAGCAAAAGCAAACAATAAGCCACAAAAAGAAAACCATAAACTTGATATAATAAAAAATTTTATTACCGGAGTAAGAGAAGCTGGTGATAATGGATTGGTATATGATGGTTATGAAATGTTAGACTGTGACGTGGCAATGATGCAAGGCTTTGTTCATGACAAGTCAGCACACGTTCCTCATATACAGTTACGCAGAAACATAGCAAGTAACACAAGAAACAAATGGTTTATAACTGCTGACAGCAATTTATTTTTATATAAAGCAAAACAAAATGCACCACATCATTATTTAAGATACAGTATAAATGGAGTATTCAATGATACAGGTGTTTATTGTAATAACGAATATACTGATCAAAATTGGTTAAACATACAAAGAGATTTAGGAGTTAGCTTAAAGCCTTGGTCCATAAATGAAAGAGATACTGTATTACTTTGTTTACAACGTAATGGTGGTTGGAGTATGAAAGGTAAAGATGTTGTATCTTGGGCAAATCATAAAATTGCACAGATTAGACAATATACCACACGCCCAATAATTGTTAGACCCCATCCTGGAGACAAGAAGGCTCCGGAATATGTAAAACAAATTGTAGGTGATAATGTTAGAGTAAGTTTTGGTGAACACATAGAACATGATCTTGCTCATGCGTTTTGTACAATAGGATTTAACAGTTCACCTTTGGTAGCAAGTGTAATAGAAGGTGTTCCAATTATAGTAGAAGATCCAAAGTCAAGTCAAGTTGAAGAAGTGTGTCATACAGATTTATCTCAGATGAATAATTTACAAATATTTGATAGAGAAGCTTGGATTAGAAAAATTGCACAATGTCATTGGAGTTTTGCAGACTTACGTAGTGGAATTGCTTGGCAATGGATGAAAAAATATTTAAAATGAAACTAGTTGATACAAAAGAAGTAGAAGGTATAGGTAAACTGTACAAGTGCGAACACGAGGAAAGTCCAATGCTAGGCATTGAAGGAAAGCCTTTTAAAAATTTTACAAAATACACATTAGACTGGGATTGGCAAAAATTAGACAACGAAATATGTTTAATGTTAGCAAAAAATCCTCTGGATAAATGGCCAAAGGTAGGAGGCAGTATGCCACCAGAACTAAATCAATATGGTAAGTTTGAAGACGAAGCACTAATGGAACATACACATGATATACCTGCAGGTTTCACACAAAATGAAGTAAGAAAATTTTTTTATTTCAAACACAGAACAAACTTACCTTGGTTCTTTGTTGTTGATGTTAAAGAAAGTTCATTTGCGGATAATATGAATGATACATCAGATTGGAATGACTCTTTAGGATTAGGTTACTTGAAAGAATGTGTATACAATGATTTACCTTTTAAGGAAATTGGTAGATGTGTTATATATGGATCATGGGCAAATAGTATTGTTCCATGCCATAGAGACACATTACTAGACAAAGAAGTAGCTGATACTATTAACTTCCACCCAGGAGGTTATAGACCCGTATACGTGTACGATAGCTTGAATAAACAGAAGTTTTACGTGCCAGAAGGAGACTTACAGTACAAAGCATATTCATATAATACTAAAGACTATCACGGCGTAGATTCTATGCCTTATTTTAGTTATACAGTAAGGGTAGATGGGAAATTTAAATAATGTTAAATGTAACTTGCGTAACAACTTTTCATGAACCTGGGCTCAAACAGTATGGGCAAAGATTTATAGATTCATTTTCCAAACAGGTTGATCCTAAAATAAAACTTATTGTCTATGCAGAAAAGTGTCACCCTATTTCAAATGATCCAAGAATAGAAATCAGAGATGCAGATAACACATTACCTGATTTGCAAACATTCAAACGCACTTGGAAAGATGTGCCTAAAGCAAATGGCAAATGTCCTTGGCCTGCTCGAAGACCAAGAGATAATCATAAAGAATTTAAATGGGACGCAGTTAGATTTGCAAACAAAGTGTATGCTGTTTTTGAAACTGCAAAAGATCCAAACATTGATATTTTAGTTTGGATGGACGCAGACACGTTTGTACACAGTCCTGTTACCTACACAGAATTTAGAAATTTAGTTCCACAATCACAATGGTTGCACTACTTAGGTAGAAACAAAAAATGGCCAGAGTGTGGATTCTACGGACTTACATTACGCACCGAAGGAGCAAATGCCTTCTTACAAGAGTTTCAACGTGTGTATGACGAAGCAGAAAACAATGGAATCTTCAACATGGAAGAATGGCATGATAGCTATGTGTTTTGGGAAGTATTGAAAAAAATACAACCTAAACATCCTAACATAAAAGACTTCAGTGGTCATCTTATCAATGGTGAAGGCCATCCACTTATTAACTGTGAACTTGGAAAATACTTTGATCATCTTAAAGGTGTAAGAAAAGAAGAAGGTAAGAGTAGACAAAGAGATTTGTTAAGTCCACGCACTGAATCATATTGGCAAGGATAAAAAATGGATAAAAGAGTTTTTGAAATATTAGATAAAGAAGTAGACAGGCAAACGTCTACTATAGAATTAATTGCAAGTGAAAACTTTGCATCACAAGATGTAATGAAACTAGCCGGTTCTGTGTTTACAAACAAGTATGCTGAAGGATATCCAGGCAAAAGATATTACAATGGTTGTGAACACATGGACAGCATTGAACAACTTGCAATAGATCAACTGAAAGAATTATACGGCTGTGAATTTGCAAACGTGCAACCACATTGTGGAGCAAATGCCAACACAGCAATTTATCTTGCTTTTTTAAAACCAGGAGATAAAATTCTAGGCATGGATCTAGCAAGTGGAGGACATTTAAGCCATGGTGCTCCTGTCAACATATCAGGCAAAGTATATGAAGCACATCATTATGGTGTTGATGAAAACGGTTGGTTAAGTTATCCAGAAGTAATGGCAAAAGCACAAGAGATAAGACCTAAAATGATTATTGCAGGAGCAAGTGCATATCCAAGAGCTATTGATTTTGCTATGTTTAGACATATAGCAGATAAGGTAGGTGCATACTTGTTAGTAGACATGGCACACTATTCAGGATTGATTGCCGGTAATGCCTATCCAAGTCCAGTGCCTTACGCAGACTTTGTAACGAGTACAACACACAAAACTTTGAGAGGTCCGAGAGGCGGAATCATATTATGGAACAATCCAGACTACACAAAAAAAATTAATAGTGCAATATTTCCAGGCACACAAGGTGGACCATTGATGAATATTATTGCCGCAAAGGCACAGGCATTCATCGAAGCAAACACTGATGATTTCAAAGATTATTCTGCCAAGGTAGTTGCTAACGCACAGGCAATGGCAAGGGTGTTTAAGGAAAGTGGATACAAATTATTAACTGACGGAACCGATAGTCATATACTACTATTAGATCTAAGTGACACAAAATGGTCAGGTAAAGAAGCCGCTGATCTATTAGAAGAAAATGGCATAACTGTAAACAAGAATGGGGTACCTAATGATCCAAGATCATTTGTAGAGACAAGTGGTATAAGAATAGGCACAGCCGCTGAAACAACAAGAGGTCACAACGAGGCTTGGTTCGAAGGACTTGCAGGGAAAATAGTAACCCTTCTATCATGAAGTTTAGTTTATTTAGAGATTATGGTGCACAGAATAGCAAACCAGTATTTGACGCCTTTGCTGATAGTCTTAGCAGTAATGGTCATGTGGTCGTTGATAATACTTACGACTGTGACGTTGGTGTTATTTGGAGCGTTCTTTGGAATGGTAGAATGGCTCCTAACAAAAAAGTATGGGACGATTTCCATGCACACAATAAAAAAATAATTGTACTAGAAGTCGGTGGATTGATACGTGGCACCACTTGGAAAGTGGGTGTTGGTGGAATCAATCGAGAAGCATACTTTGGTCCAAAAGGGAATGACAACTCAAGAGCTAAACAATTAGGACTTGAACTGAAACCTTGGGACAACAACGGAGACAGCATAGTTATAGTAGGGCAACACGAACGTTCACATCAATGGCGTAACAATCCAAGTATGTCAAGTTGGGTAAGTGAACAAATTAGAAAAATAAGAGAACACACAGACAGAGATATAATTTGGAGACCTCACCCAAGATTTCCTGTTACCAACTTGGAAGAGGATTTTAAAAATGTTTATAGACAAAATCCTGTGCAAGTACAAGACACATATGATGACTTTGACTTCAGTTGTAATGGTGCTTATGCAGTAATCAACCATAGCAGTAACCCTGCTACACATTCAGTAATCAATGGTGTGCCTGTATTTGTAAGCCAAGCAAGTTTAGCCTATGAAGTAGGCAATCCAAATTATGATACCATCAATGATCCTTTACGTCCTGACAGAACACAATGGCTTAATGACATAGCACATACAGAATGGACATTGGAGGAAATTGCTGGTGGAGAACCACTAAAACACTTGACTTCTGTGCTATAATATCGTATAATATACGAATGCACAATAGAGCCATATCCAAAAAAGCACTTAATACTGAAGACTGTTTAGAAATAGCGGCTGGTATTTCTGACCTTAAATATCATCAAGATCCTGACATAAATGTAGTGCAAGGATTCAAATTGCACAAGGACAATGCTAATATCATGTTCAGTATTGCAAAACAAGTGTTCAGAGGTGTTGCTCTTACGGACAAACAATATCTACTTGCAAAAAAATTATTACTAGAATATTATAAAGATCAATTTGAAGCACACGGTATTGATCTAAAAGAAGCAGTTGAAAAACTTAGAAGTCCTTTACGTAAGATTGATAGCAGTCATTGGATCAAACGTATCAAAAGAAAAGACAGATATAATTTTGAACATGATACCGTTGCGATTAGATTTCCGTTTAACAAGAAAGTAATCAAGTACATAGAAGAATTAAAAAACAATAACGATAAAGAATATGCTTATGACAAACACACACATTACTTTCCTTATAAAGAAAAGTATATCTGGAAATTAGTTAACATAGCAAATAAATTTGAAAACAAATTTCAAATAGACGAAGCAGTATTAAATGTTTATGATGTCCTAAAATCATTTAATCAAAGCCCACAAGATTACATTCCAGGCATATACAATTTTAATTTTAAACATTTGCCTGAAAAAGCACAGGACATTTGTTTGTTAGAATTAGGACAACCAAACTATCAAAACTTGTATCAATATTATGATAGAAAAGATTATTATGGATTAGTACACTTTGATGAAACAGCATTATCAAAAAGCAGAAAAAATCTTACTACATTAACTAATAAAGTTTTGAATCGTGAAGGAAATTTAATTTGTGTGAATTCAAAAACTTGGCAAGTGTCACAGGTGCTTGAAATGGTTGATGAGTTGAAAAGATATCCTTTATTAATTCTTTTGGATCAGAGCAAGTGTTACGAGGAATTGAGTTTACTAAATTCACTGTTTACAAATTACGTTCCAAGGAATGAAATGTCCGTTATGTTTAGAATGGACACAAAGAAGGGCAATAACGCAATACAATTTAACCGTTATGTCACTACCTGGGGCTTAAATAATAGTGTTGACAAAAACACAAGAATAGTGTATATTAGTAATAATAAAGTTCCTAAACCATTATTGAAAAAAGGTTTTAGGCCAAAAGGCATTTTCCAAATAGGCAGTAAGAAAACACCACACACTATTAATGATTACGTCCACGGACATGATTTTATAATACAATATGATCAAGACGTGAGTCCACATTATGGGTATGGATATTATAAAGCAGATATGATATGATAAGTTGTAGAATAATAATACAAGATGAAGTTAACGTCAAGGTAGAAAATTTACCTGTAGAATATAGACGTAAGATTGCAAACAAGCTAAAGTTCCAGGTGCCTTATGCACGTTATCTTCCACAATACAAACTAGGGAGATGGGATGGAAATATATCTTTTTTCGGAATTGGTGGTAGTGGTTATGTTAATCATATGGATGTCATTGTAAACACACTTGTTGATGCAGGAGTAGAGATTGCAGAAATCAAAGACAACAGAGTCAAACATGACCTTACTTTTAACACCATAGACGAAAACTATTGGCAAGGCAAGACTTGGCCTAAAGGACACCCTGCAGAGGGTGAGCCAATAGTGTTGAGAGATTATCAAGTAGAAGTAGTAAACAAGTTTATACAAAATCCTCAATGCTTACAAGAGGTTGCCACAGGAGCAGGTAAAACAATTATTACTGCAACACTATCGCACTTATGCGAGAAGTTGGGTAGGACAGTGGTAATTGTTCCTAACAAATCATTAGTAACACAGACAGAAGAAGATTATGTAAACTGTGGATTAGATGTTGGTGTGTACTTTGGAGATAGAAAAGAACTAGGTAAGACACACACAATTTGTACTTGGCAAAGTTTGAATATTTTAGATAAGAAAACAAAAGATGGTGAAGCAGTATTAACATTAGCAGAATTTTTAGATGGTGTAGAAACAATTATTATTGATGAAGTACACCAAGCAAAAGCAGATGTATTAAAAAAATTATTGACACAAAACTTAAGAAATGCTCCAATACGTTGGGGGTTGACAGGTACTATACCAAAAGAACAGTTTGAATTTCAAAGCATATTAGCAAGTATAGGTCCAGTTATAAATCAAATTAGTGCTAAAGAATTGCAAGACAAAGATGTGTTGAGCAAGTGTCATGTTAATATTGTGCAACTGCTTGATACAACTGTTTACAATTCTTATCAAGAAGAATTGAAGTATCTTGTTACAAATAAGGATAGAATAAAATACTTGGCAAAGATGTGTCATGGCATCAAGGATAGTGGCAACACACTTATACTTGTTGACAGGATCAGTGCAGGAGAGCAACTGCAAGAAGCAATACCAGATTCAGTTTTTATCAAAGGAGATGTCAAACTCAAAGACCGTAAAGAACAGTATGATGAAATTAAAGAAGCAACAAATAAAGTTCTTATAGCTACATATGGAGTAGCGGCTGTTGGTATTAACATTCCACGTATTTTTAATTTAGTTTTAATTGAGCCTGGCAAATCATTTGTTAGGGTAATTCAATCAATAGGCAGAGGTATTAGGAAGGCAGAAGACAAGGACTTTGTGCAAATATGGGATTTGACATCAAGTTGTAAGTATGCAAAAAGGCATTTAACACAAAGGAAAAAATTCTATAGAGAAGCAGAGTATCCTTTTACAATGGAGAAAATTGATTGGTCATGAAAAAATTTACAGTCGATATAAAAGTCGGTGACGAAATTTTAGTAGGACGTTTTAGAAACGTGACTACGAAAATAAAAAGCATAGAGGTTGATGAAAAAGGTCAACCAGTCTTAGTAACAAGTAAAGGACGTAAAAACTTATTCAGTTGCAGGATTAATAAACTAGATCCAGATACAGGTAAACTTACTCCCAAACAGATAATGAAAATGAGAAAAGAATGAGAATATTAACATTAGATAACAAAACGTTTCATCTGAATAACTTGCCATCTGAACTTAAAGATGATGTGAGATTCAGTGTGCTGGATAACAGTAATCCAAAAGAGCCTGACTTCTTTTTTATTCCTTTAATATTTTTAGAAAGTTTTAATTCACCAGCAATGGTTATAGAAATAAATGGACATGAAATAACAATGCCTATTGATTGGCATCTAGCAGTAGGAGATAGTGAAGGAGCAGGAGACATAGAAGTACTTCCGTTAACTAGTTTGAATGACAGAGGCTTTGAAGCATTCCTGTACAATCCATTGACAGGTTATACCATGCAATGGGGTAATGTAAAAATAACAAACTTCTATAATGACATGAAATGGTATTTTCCTAAGACAAAAAATGGACAACTTATTGGTACACCAATCACTGACGGACCTAATCCTTTGTGTGCATGGTTTATCAAGGACATCAGTAGACAAAGCGAAACAATAGATTATGGATTACTCATTTGATAAGATTGTATTAAATTTTTATACAAATCAACAATACGTTTTAGATCAATGTAAGCCTCAACTTGCAAAGAAATGGATACCTGAATGGTGGAAAAAATTACCTGCAAGTAGAACAGAATCAGACTTACACACAGAAGGATCTCCTGTGCCTGTAAGTAGCATGAAACAATGTCCTGCTATTAATGAAATACTTAAACAAGGAGTTATTATTCCTAGCTGGTGTGAACTTCATTTAGAGTGTGGACCAAATGGCCAATTAAATCAAAGAGTGTTTCCAGAACACACAGCATTACTGCCACACGATGAACAAGATTGGAACTTTCACAAGCCAGGATATGCACACGTCAAAGTAGGAAGTCCTTGGTTGTTGAAAGAAACAACTGGTGTGCAATTTATGTGGATAAAACCAGAATGGCATCAAAAAGACCCATTAGACTATTGGGGTGTGCCAGGAATAATAGAATACAAATATCAACACGCACTATTAAACAATATAATGATACCATTCAATTCAAGGGTTAAAATTAACACTGGAGATCCTTGGTTGCAAATCATTCCATTGAGTGATAAACCAATTGAGATCGAATGCCACCTTGTTAGTGCAGAAGAAATGTCAAGGTTAAATACTACTAATATTTCTAGTGTAGGATCTTATGCAAAGTCTATCCACAATAGAAAAAGACAAGAAGAAAGAGACAAACATGAAGACAATTAGTGAAGAATATGTAATTCAGCTAGAACAACTACATGATCAAAAAGCATCATTTGGTGATGCTAAAGGACTTAAACCAATTGCAAAATGGATAGATGAACACAAACCTACAAGTGTATTTGACTATGGTTGTGGCAAGGGTGGTGTGGTTCAAGCAGTAAAAGAAAACTATCCGGATATCAGAGCTGTTGGTTGGGATCCAGGGCATCCAAGTTTTAAAGAAAGACAACCAGGACCTTTTGATATGTTAATAAGCACAGACGTATTAGAACACATTGAACCTGTTTTTTTAGACAATGTTTTGAAAGACATTCACGAAACATTTTCTAAGATTGCATTTTTAATTATAGCAACTAGTCCTGCTAAAAAGTTTTTACCAGATGGAAGAAATGCACATTTAATTGTTGAGACTCCTGGTTGGTGGAAAGATAGAATAGAAAAAAATATGCCTAACATAAAATTTTTACACAGTGAATTTGTAGAAAAAACAAGAACAGATAAAAAAGGAAAAGTGCAACCTAATAACAAATATATCGTTGTGCTTGGTAAGTAATGGAAAAACTAGAAGGTTATCTCAAAAAGATTCCTGAATTCAAAGGAGCAAATTGGTTAATCAGAACTCCTTTAGCAATAGTTTTCATATTACAAGGATTACAAAAACTACCATTAAAT